GCGGTGCCGCTTCACCCCACGCCGGAATCTTGGAGGCGATGTATCGAGTGGGAACGGCCAGCGCGTATGAAGTGATATCGCCGAGAACTTTCTTGGCCACGAACGTCGAAGGCTTCGAAAGCAGGGCGTTCATGTAGTATTCGCGAACCATGCCGCTAATCGATCGTCCCTGAATCGTGGCCTCACCCATCTGCCGCGCCATGACTGCCGCCCGATTCGGATCGATCGCAGCGAGCTTATCGACGAGACTCGCATCCGGATCGGCGGCGAGTTCCTGAGCGAGCTTCGCGGTATCAGCCGCGAACAGGTTTCCAGGTTTGAGCGGATCGAGGATCTGAAGCGCGCGGCCGGCTTCCGATCGAGTACCCGCGAGATTGGCGTAATTCACCGCGTAAGCAGCGAAGCGATCGTGAAGCGCCGCCGCATCCGCCGTGACGTCTTCGCCAGCCGCACCGCGCCGCTGAATATCGAGTGCGGCATCGCGAATGCCGAACGCTTCGTCCTGGTAGGTCTTTGCGAGTGCGGCCGTCTGAGCTGCCATCGGTGGTCGGCGCGGAAATTCCCCGGATGGTTCGAACGGCTCAAGCTTTGCCCGCAAGGCTTCGCCTTCGCGCATCGTTTGAGCTTCGGGGACGATTGTTGCGATGTCGGGTCTGCCGAATTCTGCCGCAGTCGTTTCACCAACCCGGGCTTCTTTGAGCGCATCGATCTGTTTCTGAGCTAGCGTCTGTGCCGCAGAAGGTGGCGCTTCACCTTCCGGTGCGACGACTTCCGCTGGAGTTTCTGCGGGCGCCGCAGTTATCGGTTTCCCGCTGGCGTCCAAGATGGTTCCCGGAGGCGGTGGAGGCTCTCCTCCTTCACCTTCGCCACCGCCTTCGCCGCCCCCACCGCCTTCACCTTGAGGCGACATAGCAATGGCCAATCGCGTCACCGCTCTCACTTGTTCCGGCGTGATCTTTCGCGGATCACCAGTCATGAAAGTTCTGCGGAACTCAGAAAGCATGTTCTGCGCTTGAGCACTCAAGTCACGCGCCACATCGATCGCGCCCTGTGGACCGGCGGTCATTCTCGCGAGCCGCTCGGTCCTCGGCATATTGCCGGCCATCTGACTTAGCGGCGGACCGGCCTCGGGCGGCGCTGGCGGTGGCCCTGCGACTCCCGGTGGAATCGCCGTCGCTGCGACATCGGGCGTGGCGTGTGGAACAGGTCGATTATCTTCCGCGGCTGGAGCTGGAGGTTGCGCCCCGCTCAGCGTGACGCCGTAAGCCTTCGCGCGGTCGGGATTGGCCTCGAGGTATGCCCGCGCGACTTCTTCGTCGTTAGCCGCCTGCCGCTTCGCCAGGTAGGTATTCGTGGCGTCAGCGTCGGACATTACGGCTTCTGGAGTTTCGGCCACTTCCTAATCGCTCCCTGCCGGTCCTGACGGTTCCCAGTTCCTTTTGCGCGCCTCACTCGCCGCATTGGCTGCAACCCCAGGCGGCAGCGGTCCTACAATATGTTCGCGCGATGGCTTCACAGTCTTGCGCCCTCGCGTATTGGCATCAATTATCTGCTGCGAATATTTCTGAACGTCTGCCGCGCTCCGGATTGTGCCGTCCTTGACGAGCGCGTCGAGATCGCCGATCGCGCCCTCGACCTTAAGCCTCTGCCCTTCTGCATCGATCGATGATGCGATTTTGTTATGAAGCTGGTTCCGGATGTCGTCCTTTGAGCGAATGAGCTGGCTGCCGACTGCGCCCTTTGCTTTTTGTACCGCATCGGATCGCGTGGCTCTCAGAATGCGGCGATCATCCGGACTAATCTGATCGGAGGGTATTGCGGCGATATCCGCCTCGGACAGCCGATATGGGTCGTCAGCGATATCCTTGGCGTAAGAATTCATCAGCGCCGGGTCGGTCCTCACCGCCGGGTCTTTCCATTTGGTCCCGGTCACATCTTCGAAATGCTCCCGGCTGATGAACTCCGCTTTCACGGCCGCATATGCCGTCTTGTACAGATTCGGATCGTGGTTCTTCACCATTTCATCGATCTGATCGCGCGCCTTTTGGGCTTCCGCTTCGTGCTGCGCCTGGGCCATGTGATACGGCGCCTCATAGGCATCGCGCGCAAGACGCTGGAAGTTGTTGAGCTGCTCGGGCGAGAACTGGCCCTGGAGCGAAGTCAGATACTTATTGAGGTCATCAGGCTTGTTTTGTGCGATGAACTGGGCGCGCTCCATCGCCGCTCTCGCATCGAAGTCGCGCTTGTTTGCATCCGACAGAATCGTGTCTTTGGGATGAAGTGCGTCATATCGGTTGTAAACCTGCTGCCGTGCCGCTGCCGCCTGAGGGCCATCTACGAATTTTCCATCGGGGCCGATTTTGTAATCCCCGGCAATATCGTTGGCCGCCATCTTCTGGTCGAGCTTGTCCATCTCCGCCTTCTGGTCCGCCATCGTGGCGGTGGCGGCGTGAACCCGCGCATCATCGACGATGATGCCGCGCAGCTCCGGAATGCGTTGCCCGAGATAGCCGCGAATGTGCGCATTGTTCGGGTCCTGGAGGATTTGCTTGCTGACGGCATCCGTCTGCTGCTTGACGTAATCGAGCTGTTGATTTCCCGGCAGTTGCTGCGCATCGACGCGGATCTGACTGAATTGGTCTTTAACTTTTTCTTCGGCACCCGCCGCGTCGATAATCTGCTGGTGGCGGCCCTGCTCGATGAGCATCTTGCTGAATTCTGAGGTAACCTGGGCAACCTGCTGCGCACCCTTCTCGAGGCCGCTGCTAACATCAGGCGCTCGTGCGACCGGAGCCCGATACTCGGCGACGCCACCGACCTCCGGCTCGACTTGCGGAATCGTTACTCGTGTTGAGAAATTGCCACCCATGATCAGAACGTCGGAGCTACGCCGGTTGACGAATATTTCAGCTGTTGCGCGCCACCCATGAGAAGCGAAGTCCCTGCACCAACACCGGCGCCAATCAGCGCCCCAGTGGCTTTCGAGCTGGCCGCACGAGCCTGGTATTCGTCGAGCCGCGCCTGGTTCAACGCCTCGACTCCTTGGACCCTGCCGCCATACCAGATGTTGAGCGCCTTGAGCCGCTCGTCGGTCGCCGACTGCCGTTCGAGCCCTTGCACCGTCGGTCCCGTCCCGACGTTCGCCTGCCCGAAGGCTGCCGCCTGTGCGCCCAGTTCGCCTTGCGATTTGCGCAGCTGCTGTGCCTCAGTCGCTGCAGCTGCCTGCTGCGCCTGCTGACCCTGCTGCATCGCCGACGCGGCGTTGTATTGCGCCGTCTGCTGCTCGACCTTCCCCTGTGAATAACCTGCAATGCCTTGCATTGCCGACGACATGACACCGCCGACCGCCATCATCGCGATGCCGCCGGTTATTGGGTCCATCAGCCTTGAATCCTCTCGTACAGCCACGCGGTGCCGTCTTCGTTGAATGCCTGCATGGGAAATCCGTTGGTGAAACCTAAAATCCGCTGCACCCAGCGATGGCCAGCTGCGTTGTCGGCCTGGACAACAGTTTCGATTCGGCGGGCCTTCGACTCGCGAAAGAACTTGATGATCTCGTGATTGACCACGAGAAAGTGCCGACTGAGTAATCGACCGTCCGAAACGCACCAGCAGCGGAAGTTTCCGGGATTCTGCTCGACCATCCCGACCGCCGTGATGACGCCCTCGGGAACAAGACCCGCGAAGGCTGGATGTTCCATCAGCGCTTCGACGTATCCAGGTTTCCCAAGTATCCAGCCGGCCGCAGCAACACCTTGCCAGTGCAAGCGCGTGAGATGCTCACGCTTTAAGATTTCGATGATCATGTCTCCGTCGTCTCGAGGATCGGATAGATGCCGACCACCGTCGCCGGAAAGACCGTGTCGTTTCGGTAACTGACCTTGGCCGCCTGCTGGAAGCCAGCCGGAAAAGGCATCACCTTCTTGTCGCGTGGCCAAAACCCGTTAAAGACCGGAGGCGGATTGTTGTAGTCGTCATATGGAGTGCGCATATCGATGACGTCGAACGTCGGCTGGTCGTCGTCGGTTCGGGGATCGCCATCGTCGTCGGTATAGCCAACCTGCCCGCCAATGGTATTTCGGAAGCGGATTCTCAGGCCGGAGACCCGTTTTATCTTCGATATCGCGGTCCCATCCGGCAGCGGCGCCTCGATGGGCATTGAGGTCACGAGTGCCGTGTTCCCGAGCCCGGCTGTTACCAGCACGGCCGGCCAGTTGAGCGTTATCTGCCCGCCGGAGACTACGCAGTCGGCATGCTGGGCACCGTCGGTCATGACCTTGACTGTCTGGCCCTCGAGGTGCCCGAGGCCGGTTATGATTCGCGTCGGCGAATTGCCTTGGTTGAATTGCGACGCGCTATCGACGTAAATCGCCGCAGTTCTCACGTCCTGGCCGGTGTAGTAATGGGTTGCGAGATATTCCACGTAGCGGCGCGTCACACCGTGGATGGTGCGTCGAATGATCACCCATACGTCGTCCTGGCTGCCGTCGGCAGACGGGATAGTGGCGACCGACTCGACTACACCGTTGAGCGGATGCTCGTGCCAGCCGATCACGCGCTCTTCGTCGATGCCGATGCCCTGGCTTTCGATTTTGAAAGTCAAACCCGTCAACATGCCGTCAGAACGGATGGCCCAAACAACCGAATCGGGTTCCTTCTGATAATCGAACTGGATGAACTGTGTCGCCGGCAGCGCGATCTCGTCGGCCATGACGCTGAGATTCGGCCCGTCGTAATTGTCGATGTAGAGGTTGTATCGGATTGCGCGCAGCAGCCGACCCGAGGTCTGAACGAAAATCACGTATTGGCCGATGATTATCCCCGGACAGGACGCCGAGCCGTAAACCGTCGCGGTCTGCGTCTTCACGTTCGCCGGCCCAAACGCTTGTGAGGGGTTGATCTCCTCGATGATTTGCTCCGTTGATTCGGTGCCGGCCAGGACCACGCGACCATCCGCCAGCCATATGAGATCGTCCTGAATCGGCAGTGTGATTGAGAGGCCCATATCCGGCGTGATCACGCCCTGCGGCGTCATGGCCGCGAAGTTCTCGAAGTCCTGCGAGACGCTGAAATTGACGTCGCCGCCTCGAGCGAACGCGAGACGGCCGCGAGTAAACGTCACGCAGGCTGGATACCCTGCGCGATTGCTCCACTCACCATAAGCCCAGTTCGGCGTTGAATTATTGCTTCCCACCACCGAGGCCGGCAGCCGATTCACCGTTCCCGCCTGGGTCTGGGTGATGACATTGGCCTGACAGGTGTACAGTCGGCTGTCTGCGGTTCCACCGCCCTCGTATGCGCCATATGCAGTCGCATCGACGTTGACTGGCGCGCTCGCAATACCGTTCTGACTCTTCGATTGGGTAAGGTGAAAAGTGTTGCCCGACGCGCCCGCGACGATGAAATATTGGTCGTTGACCTCGGTCATGCCCACCACGCCGGTGATGAAAACCGGAACGCCATTCCCCCCCGGCAACGGCGACGAAGTGGTAACCACCGGTGGATGGGCCTGGGTAATGTTGGTGATGGTGACTTGCCCGCCGCCTGGCGATGAAGTCCCGGCACTGGTTATCTGGACGAATCCGGACCCATCGTCGCGATACGCCCACAGTACGCCGTGCCCGGTTGCAGCTCCGGGCGCTTTACCGGTGTCCCACGCCAGGCCCTGGCTCTGCGTCGGCGGCACGCTGCCGGTTGTCCACGGCAAATTACCGTCACCATCGACGGCCTCGTAGGTAACGCCGTTGTAGCGCCGGAGCGCGCCCTTAACGTTAATTGTCGCGCCGGGTTCCCACGGCTTGACCTCGCGAATATTCCATTGGGTCAGGTTGAACAGCGACCCCACGAGATCGCCGTTCTCGTCCGGATCGAAAATGTTCGGTCCCTGATTCGCCGCGGTATTGACTGACGAATAGAGCGTCACCGCTCCGGTCTGAGCGGAAGCGAAAACACAGGGATTGGTTCCCGGGTTCGCTGCGGCGAATGGACCGCCAAGGAAGTTCACCGGCACCAGCTGCCAGTTCAGCGGCCCGAAGCGCTCGAGCTTGTAGACCGGGAAATTCTTCGATCGATGCGTGATGTAAACCACGTCAGCCGATTGCGCGAATACGAGCTGAAAGCGGCCCATCGAATCCGTAAGGTCGCCCACCGCGTAAGGAGTTGAGATTTGATAGGGCGTAGTGCCCGAAAGCAATTGGGCACGTCCGGTATAGAAGCGCAGCGTGCGATCGCCCCACTCGAGAATGTAGGATTGCGAGACGTTGAAGATGAATTTCGACAACCAGCTGCGATTGAGCGAATTCGCGACCTCGGCCACGTAGACGGTTCCCGGCCGCCGGCGCAAAGGACCCTGAACCGTCGGAACGAAATTCTGTAGAGCGGACGAGCCGGCCGCGTATTTCTGAAGGTCGGTGCGCGCTATCAGATTTGGCGATAATGCACCCGCATTGAAATTTAAGAATCCAGGTGTTGCGCGCGGCATCTAATCACCCGGGTAATCTGGCCTGGAGCCAGCTCGACGACGCCAGCGGCTCGGGCGGCTGCTCCATCGCGTTGACGCGCATCGCGGTGTAAATGGCACCTTGATATTCCTGCGACAGCATTTGCCGCTTGTTCGCGGCCGCGCTCAGCGGCTCGCAGAGTTCCATCGCGAGTCGGCACGCGAAGGCCTGGACGAAGCACGGATCGAACAGCGTCGGATCGGTTACCCGCGCCATGTAGCGAATATTCAGCGGTCCCGGCGTCGCGGGCGGCGTGGCCACTCCGAACGGCATCAGCCCGATCGAGATGGTAGTGCCTTCTATTTGATAATCGGCATTATCCGTCGAGCCCAGGTACAGCCATCGATAGCCGCCATTCGGAGCGATGTCTCCGACCGCGATTACTCGAAGGCAATCGACTGGCAGCTCGTAGGAAATCGAATAGCCGAACGGCGGCGGCGTGCTTAAGGCCGCGAGCGTGGTCCTTTTGGTGGCGAACTTCCAGAAGTGGGAGCGGACTTCGTTGTCCCTTTGGTTTTCGTAGATCGCGTTGGCTTCGCGCGCTTCTTTGACATTGTCAGTTAAGGTGACGATTCGTCGCGCGCCGAGCTTGGTCAGCGCTATGTTTACGATTCCCGCATCGCTCGGCATCGGAACCTCCCATCATGGCTGTCCCAGCGCCTTGCCTGCGCAATGCTGCGCCTCGAAGGTGGAAACGTTTGCGGCTACGGTCGCCACACAAGCCCAGCCGATCGACGGGTCGTCTTCGATCGAACCTCCGGACGTCCACGGATTGCCAGCTGCCTGCATGCGATAGCCAACGCTCGCGGCCGCGGTAAACGCGGGCGTCGAACTCGGATTATTCCAATCGCCGCTCGAGAGTATGGGCGCGCACCAGAGATCGGCAGCTTCGGCCCAGGACATCCGCCATTTACAACGCGGCCTTCCGAAAAGGACAACGACCGGCGTTGTCGTTCCGACCGCGATCGGTGCGTTGCTCGCTGACGCTGCATTGACGAAGCTGGTGGAGGGCGCTGCCGACGCCTGGCCGTAGCCAAACGCCAGCAGCAACCCGAACAAGACCAGAAGGCGAACCCAAATCACTGTCCAGTCTCCGGCGGTGGCTCAGGACTAGTGAGCCCTTGCTCACTCGGCGGTATTTCTTCTTCAGCCGCCTCGCCTGCCATCAGCAGCCCGGGCATCGTTCCCGAGGTGTTCTTCAAGACGTAGTTAGCGAGCTCGCCGAGCTTCTCCTGCACCTCTCCCGCCGTCCAGCCCTTGCCGGTATCGACACGCAACTCGATGTCGGTGCCCAGAGTTGCCGCGCCTTCAACGATGAAGAACTCGGTCTGGCCGCGATTCAAACCGTAAAATCTACTGGCCATGATTCACCCGTTAGAACTTGTATTCGACCGAGATGAGGATATTGCCGCTTGCCGAGATCGCGGTCGTAACCGAGCCAACCACGTCATATTCGCGCACCGGATCGGCCGCGAGGCCCAGAATCTGCCAGACCGGCTGATTCGACTTCGCCACCGACATCCAGGCGGCCACTGGCAATAGCGAACTGTTCCATACCGCAGCCAGCGCCACGGCGGCACCGAAGAATTGATTTGCATTCGCGACGCCGCCGGCATTCGTGACGGCGAAGCCACCACCATTCGCGCTAGTCTCGAACAATCCGATCGACATCGCGCCAGCCGCCGTATCGTTACTGATCGCCGCCGACTTGATGATCGCGCCCGACGGAATCGAGAACCACCCATAACGCGAAGTCGTATCGTCGGCCGATACTGCCGCCACCAGATCGAAGCGCTGAAATGGTCGCCCACTGAAACGCGGATTAGCCGGCAGCTGCGGCATAGAATCGCGACCCGCCAAAGTTGCCGATTTACGATTGAATCCTGCCATGGTCTTTTTCCTCCGTGGGCACCCAGGCCCTACCGGTTGTTAGGCGCGTGGAACGGCCAAAATCTGCATCACCTTGGCTTCCTGGAGTCGAGTCGCCCCGAAAGCGGCCGAGACGCCGATCTGCCATGGTGCCATGCGCAAGTCGTAGCGCTGAACGATCTTGGTGTTGATTCCCAGCCAGGTTCCGTAATGCATTCCGGTCTCGTGATAGACCGGCACCTGCCAGAACGGATCGCTAGTCTGCGTCAGCAACTCACTGTGAATGAACTGAATGCCCAGGAAGCGCGTGATCTTGCCTTCCTCGAGCACCGGAGCATCGGGTTGGTTGAAGTCGCGATTGATTACCTGCGCCTCGGCTAGGAGGTCGTCGAGCTGGGTCGCAGCGGCCACGCAATAGAGCGATCCCATGTCCAGATCGACTTCGTTCTGCAAGAGCAGCCTGCGCGCCTGCCGGAGCTTCGCCACCGTCAAACCGGTATTGCCCGAAGCGGCGTAATTCACCGCGATGGTGTTGCCGGCGGGGAATGGGGTCGTATAGTTGCCCTGCTCACCGGTGTTCGAAGTCTCGAAGAATGCCCGGATGCACTCGGCGTCCTGGGCGCGGTTCATACCGGCCACAATCGCCTGTGCCCAGGAGCCTTTCGGATCGGCTTCGGTCTGTAACTGATCCCAGTCGTCGAAAGCCGCGTATTCGTCCCACGCCTTCGGATAGGCCCAACGCGAGTCGTTCACCAGCTGCGTGAAGGCAACCGGCTCGAGCCGATTTATACGCTGCGATGGATTCGTCTTACCGACCTGGCGAATCGCTTGGGCTGCCTTCGAGCCCGTATGATTCTGCTGCCGGCAAGAGGACGGAATCCTCGCTTCCATCTGCTGAGCGAGGAGCTCGAAAATTTGCGTGAATTTTATTTCGTATAATCCAGATTCGTCGGTGACCGTAGTCGCCATTTGTGGCTAAGCCTCCAAAAGTTTTTCAGAACCTTCGGCGCGACTTATCCCGACGATGTCAGGGGTCAATGCCTTGCCGCGATCGCCGCGGCCAGACGGCCTTCTTACAGGCGGTAGCGGGTCTATTCCAGATTATCCGCTCGAACTACCTAGTACGCTTTTCCGCGTGTTTGTTAAAGAGGTGGTAAAGGGCCGGTGCGGAAGCGTCACACCCTTGCGCATCCGGCGCCACGCCGCCAGGGCGCGTGCGAAGTTCAGGGTAAAGTTGGGGGGACATGTACCTGACGCTTCAACTTCCGCCACGACATTAATCACTACTTTATCTTCGCAGTCGTTACATAAAACGAAGCTGTCGGTCGGCAGGCTGAAGTCCTTGAGCTGGACCTGAACAAACCGATTACAGCCCTTGAGGCCGCAGAGCAGAGTGGCGATTCTCATCGCGGCAGATTACCAGCTGCCACTCGAGCAAGACGGTCCATCTCCTGCATTTCAGGACCATCCTTGCCGTTACGCATCACGCGCGCGCGAAAGTCGGCATCCGCATTTAGTTCGCGCATCCGAGCCCGAGCACCTTCCGGCGTCATCCCGAAGGTTGGATTCCCACGCCCGGCTACGAACCGACCCTCGCCGAGGGACTCGCCGGCTTTGGCCATGACCTTCAGAAACTTCGCCGTTCCGATCGCCTCTTCGATATTGCCCAGGACTTCGGCCAGCTCGCCGTCATTCGTGATGCCGAGCGCCGGCGCAACAATCTGCCTGGCGTATCGACGGCCGAGCTCTTCGCGTTCCGTAAAGGTTTGCCCTGGCCACTCCTGGTGGAGCTTGGTCAAGTCGGCTTGCTCTTCGAGCGCCTGTGCGTTGTCCTGAGCCTCAACTGCGGCCTTCATATAAGTGTTCCAGCCCGTGGCCAGTTGCTCGACCTGAGCCTGGTTCATACCGACACGATGAAGGAGCGGAGCCATCGTCTTCGCGAATTCCTCGCCGCCCTCGACCGTCGGTATGCGATATTCCTCCGGCGTCTTCGGCCGGCCGAGCCGATCGTAGACCGGATTCAGATCCGCAACGCCTTCGGCGTTCGGCTGCGGGATGCGCACCAACTGGTCTTTCGGAACGCCGATGAGCTTCTCGGCCTCGCGCGCCGACTTCATCGCCGCTTCGGGATTTTCGAACTTCTTGAGCTCCGTCCATCCGCGAAGATCAGCATCGCCGAAATTCGCGTACCACGGTGCCGCAGCTGGAGCCGGCGCGGCACCGTTAGTACCTGCGGTGGTCGATGGCGCCGCGCTCGGTGTCGGCGCGGCCGACGGCGATCCGGTTGTCGTTGGATTCCCGTTGCCCATAACGCCCTCCTTCAATTAATGGTCAAAAGCCGTCCGGCCGTTGCTTATCTGACGGTCGACCATTTCCTGGTAATCGCGATCGATCGCTACGAGCTCGCGATCGTCAAGATTGAGATAGAAATAAAACTGAAGCCAGACTTCCTGTCGACCTACTGCGGCGGCCGTAGCGGCGGCATCGAGACGCCCTTCCCGATCGTAACGAAGGGTTGAAACATCCGCGAAGCAGAAGGCGCGAAGGTGGCCGAGCACGTCGGTCGCCTCAGGCCTCGGCTTGCCCTCATCGTCAAGCAGGAGCTTGCGGAATGCTCGAGTTAACAAGGCATCGCGCCTGACTCGAGCGAGACGCTGGAGAAGTCCGTTCATTTGCCGGTTGATTTGTCGGCGCGCTTTCGCACCGAGGTTTCGCCCACTGCCTGAGCGAACGCCGGCCCTCCGGTATTCACCCGGCCGTAGAACACATTCTTGCCTTTGTCCTCGCCGTAGCGCTTGACGAACTTGGACATCACCGACTTACCCTTTTTTGACATTGGCATCGCTGATCCTCCCACGTCCTGGCGGCGAAGATTCGAATTGGGCATTGGCAATCCTCTTTTCCTGCTCGACGCACCATTTCTCGATGCCGCGAATTACTTCCGCGGGCAGTTGGTAACGCATTAAGGTGCGGTTCAAGTTTCGAACGCCGTTGATGATATCGATCGTAACCAGCATCTGGGCTTCTGCCGGTGTCATGATTTCGGCTCCGCTTCAGCTCGAGGTTGCGGCGCTACCTGGTTGCGGTTGATGTAATCGGCAACCGCCAGCAAGTTATTTCGCATCTCAGGCGCATAGAGGTCGAGGTCGATGGCTACTTCGATCGCTTGGCCCGTCAACGCGTCGGACTCGGTTACGTTGCCCTTCGGATCGACGGCGTAATATTTCAAATTCATGCCGGTGGTCCTCCAACTCCGGGTTGTGGCCCGGGTGAATTCAAAACTGTAGAACGCGCGGTCGCGAGATCCTTGGCTGCGGCCGCCGCCTGTGGTGCTGCCTGAACCAGCGTCTGCGCATTCATCTGCTGCGCCTTCGCCGCCTGGATCTGCTGAATCTGCTCGGGCGATCGCATCACCTTGGCCGGCACCGCGTTGATCTCGGCCAGTTCGCGCGCCGTGACCTCAGGATCGAACACGTCGAAGACTTCCGGATGCCCGGCCTCCGCGAGCGGCGCCAATTGCTGGAGCGTCCGCAGAATCCCGACACCTTCCTCTGCCCGCTGATACGTATTGAGCGGCGACGAATATTCAATTTTGATCTGCCCACCGATCTGCATCAGCTCGGGTGGCATCGGCGGAAACTGATTCGCATGACCGAGAATATCGATCTCCCGCTGAATCAGTGGTCCTAAGAATTCCGATTGCTGCCGGCCCATCGTCGGTGTCAGCAACGCGCCTTTCTCCTGCGCGCGCTCGAGAACTTCGGTCGCGGTCATCTCGCCCGGATTGTCCGCAAGAATCTGAAACAGCGAGACCAGGAACACATCATTTATAGACTTGCGCCGAACGTCCATCTTCTCTTCGGCGATATCGACTCGTACACCCGTAACCAGAGGCGCAACCATCGGCTTCCCATCCGGTCCCATCCCGCCATAGTTCAACGCACCTGGCCGCAGTGACCACCCGCGCTGATCATCATCCGGAACCAGCAGCGGCGGCCGCACCGCCATGTGCGACGCCTCAATGTCGGTCCGCGACATCTCGTTCAACATCTTTATGTCAGCCAGCGAAGTCATCGCCGGCGACCGCCCGTAAACTTCCCGCGGTCCTACCACGTAGCGGCTGGTCGCATACGGAAAGGTTCGATAGCCGCCATCCGCCACGATCTGTTTCTGACCGAGCGCGATATAACAGGACTCGAACGCCATGCCCTTCGCGTCTTTGCGTACCAGCTCGGGATTGCGCCGCGGCTTCACCACATGAAGAAATTCAAACTCGCGCTGCGGCGATGACTTGGCCGCATCCTTGACGGCGCCCGGCACATTATCAATGCCGAACTGCTCGACCGCGTTGATCGCCGAGAACAGGAACGCTCGATAAACCGTGTCGATCAGCCCAACGTGATTCTCCGCGAAATATAAATCCTGGAGATTGATAGCCCGATAGCGCAGGTTCGAACCCAGGTCTTCGTCGACAAAGACGGAGCCGGTCCCGAACGCGCCCAACCCCAACATGTTCTCGTGCGCCTGGCTCGCAAAATTCGCCCGCGGTGAATAACGCGCCGCAAACAGGATGTCATTGATCTGCTCGAGATACTCCCGAACGTCGCGATTGTCCTTCAGACTCGGCTCTACCGGCACCAGCCGATGCCACTTCTGCGTGCGCGGAAACAACATCGATTCCATTGCCGCCGCAAATCGCTCCAGCGCCTGCGGTGCCGTGCCCTCGAAGATGTACTCGGTCCGCCGCTCAGCCTGCGAAACGCCCTGCAGACTGCGCATGAAAATATTCTGGTTCGGCAAAACGTAACGCGCGATGTCCGCCCAGTAAGTCTCCCAGTTGTAACGTATCGTCTTTAAGGATTCGAATTCCTTGATGTATCGGCCAACGCGTTCGTCATCGGCCACGGACTGTGTGGTAGCCATTAGTTATTGCCCTACATGGTGCGTCGTTGGTCGATGGATTGTTTGGAGGACTGTCACACAGACGAAGAATCTCCCGAAGTGCCTGAAATGCCGCTATCTGCTCACGCAGAACAGTTATTAAGCGCCGCGCGAGTGCGGGTCCGTCTTGGCAATAGACCTGATGGTCTTGGGCCACTGGGAACGGCACACTGCGACCTTCGATTCGAAGATGGATATCCCATAGGCGCTCCCGGCATTCGGCCAATTCCTTCAAGTGTTCGTTAAGTCCAATCTTTTCGAGGTGTAGTAAGTAATCGCATTCAGTTCTAATGGCGACCGCCCAGTTTCTACCTTCAGCTCCGAATTCCTCTGATAGTCCCGCAATGTCCTCCAGCCGCGATATAATCGACCCGATCTGCCTTCCATAAATCACCGCCTCGGGACGAATAATTCTGAGAACGGTCAGTGCGTAACCGTTGCTCGCTCCGCGCTCTCCTAGGTAGCGCAAGTCGTAACATGCGCTTTCGAGCCATCGGCCTAGATGTTCCCGCATCAGTTTCATTGGCCGAGGATCGCGGCCGTGCCGGTTCGGGTCTGCGCCGCGCTCGGAGCTCCAGCAGCTCCACCTCGAGACAAGACCGTCGCCGCGTAGCCCTGACGCATCCGTATCAGATTCGCCTGGTCCGCAGCCTGTGCCGCAGTGTCAATCGTCGGAGGTTTCGGCGGGGGTGCCGGTGGCTTCGGCGGTGATGGCAACATTGTGAAGCAATCTCCTACTTAAAGCTTCGACAATTATATGGACCTCGTCGCACACTACGGCAAGCGCTAAGCTACGGCGCCATGAAGCAGCACTCTCGCCACCGCGGTACGCCCGCCGAACGCAGACGCCTGTTCAGCCGCGCCCTACTGGAGGGCCGAAGTGCCCAGGAGGCTTTGGTTGATGCCGGCTTCAAGCTGACCACTCGCAAGGCTATCGCGTCGACCATCTCGAGCTTGCGGCGCAATCCCGAGGTTAAAGCCATCCTCGATAGCGAAGAACGCGCCCTGCGTACCATCGTCAGCAATACGCCAGCGCGAATTGAAGCCTCACTATCTGGCATCGCGTTCTCGGACGTCGGCCAGCTGCTCAACAACGATGGCACTATGAAGCCACTCGACTCGATCGCGCCCGAGGTCAGAAGCGCCATCAAACAGCTGACCATCAGCACGTACACCGCACCCGACGGCTCGAGCTCCACGCGCACCGTCAAGGTCACGCTCGAGAACAAGGTGGCCGCGCTCCAGACGCTCGGCGAAGTCGTCGGCCTTATCAGTCCCGAAGTCGCGCAGGGCGCCGTCGCGCAAGCCTTCCAGGTCAATATCCATCTCGGGTCTGGCGGCCTCGCGGTCGGCCAGGAACGCAACCGGATGGTCAACTCGCGGCCGGCCATCGAGACGACGACGGATCCGCCGCCAACAGGCGAAACGCGCAACTAGTATCCCGCATGTGTCCCACAAGTGCGGAACGCGATCGAGAAACCCGCGCAATAGTTAGAACTTCTGTTCGAGACGAAAGGATTAGGTATCCTTTCTAGCGGTAATCGACCTGAACTATTGCGATGTGCCGCGCACGTTCGATGAGCCAACGGCTGTGGCCACGAGCCTTGCAGCTGGAACTACAGAATCGCGCTGCTGGCGGA